TGTACAAGAGTTAGCAATGGAGGTAATTGCTGAAGTTGGATTCAACAATCCAGTGACAGGAATATATTGTATTACTGATCAAGAGAGGAAGACATATGAGACTATACAAAAACTCTGAAGGTGTATGGGCAGGTACACAAGCTGATGCACGTAAGATGTGTGGCAAAGGATATCAGACTGTCGATGTACCCACTGACAAGCCTAGCTTACTGAGGTTTCTTAATGCCAACAAGGTAGGTGCAGGTGCTGATCCTTATGGGGAGAAAGCAATTAGTACATGGTTCGAAGAGACAGAACACACTGAGGATATAGATAAGAAAGCATTGTCTTACTTCAGGTGGGGCTATGACAAACTATGCACAGGGCAGTATGACGAAGGTAAGACTTTGATACATCAAGCCCTAGAGTATCACAATGAATCTATAAGGGAGAGAGCTAATGCTTGAACTACTACTAGCGATGGTTGAAGAACAGAACCCTATTCACAAGTACTGCATGTCCAAGCATGAACACTGGACTGGCAGAGCAGCATGTGTCCAAGAGTTACGACATGCCCAACGCAAGCTTGAGGTAGAAAGACTAAGACAGTTCTTGAAAGAGAACCCACATTACAAGTACCCAGGCATGGCTTTACCTAACGGAAAGATAAAACCCCTTGACGTATGTTGGGGATCTGATAAAACTTATGGTACTAGCAAAGAGAGGAGATGCTAATGAGTTATGAAGTATGGTTTGGACAGGATGGTAAGTGGTTTGGTTACCACTCATTCAAGCATCGCATGGATGCTGTACGCTACGAGCTACGGTATCTTAAAATGTTTCCTAAATTAACCGTTGAGATAAGGAGGAGAGAACATGGTAGTTGTAGCTAAAGTATTACCCATACAGCAACTCATCAAACAAACACAACGTAGGAAGGATGACTACGAATGGGAAGGTGACTTCGAGAAAGCAATGCTCGAAGGCGAGTACTTGAAAGAGTTAAAAGATGATGAAGCAAAGGGGGTAACATGGTATCCGAACTTCTAGCAGCAGGTGTGCCATTACTTATCATGGTTGCATATTTTATTGGCTTCATTTACCTGTGGTTTATACATGCAAGTAAGTGAACATGATGATACAGAAGATACGAATGCGCCTTTCGATGATGTTACACATTGGGTGGGTAACTTACCTAGTCAGAATCATGATAGCATTGAGCGTCCTGTTAAACGTTATTCTTGGTGGCAGACTAAATCAAACATTCTCCGCTCGAAACTGGGAGTGGAAACGAAACGAGAAGACTAATATCGTGCGACTATTAGACACATTGCTTGGCGATGGACACTGTAGTAGAGCATGGGCTTATTGGAAGGTAAGGAGGAAATGGTAATATGAATATTCCCAAGCAGTCAGCTACTCTGACACAAATAGTAGACTTTTATTTGCACTCTGATGTGTATCGTAGGCTTTCGTCCTCCTCCCAAAAGGACTACGAAGCACACTTGCAAGCTGCTATATTGACAGAGGTAGAAGGCAAGACTCTTGGGGGTTATCGCTGTAAGAACTTGAAAGTTCGACACATCACACAAGCATACGAGCAATGGCTACAAGTTGGTACACGCACTGCCAACTACAGACGCAGTGTCCTTTCTGCTGCGTGGAAACATGCCATGCGATATGATGTGATGATTCACAATCCAATAGCTTTGGTGCAAACGGTTGCAGAAAAACCAAGGCGAGTACATTGGAGTCGTGAACAAGTGTCAATCTTTCTTGACACAGCTTACAGCGACTTTCGCTGGCGCAGCATTGGGCTGATTGTGCATATGGCATACGACTGGGGTCAACGTGTAGGAGATGTTCGGCTTCTTACATGGGATAGTTTAGACTTAAACCATTGTCGTATTGATATGACACAGAACAAGCGTAACGCAGAGGTTCACCTCCCTATCTCTCAGGGCTTGTGTTCTATGCTGCGTCAGCAGAAGGAGGACTTTGGCTTTCAAGAGTACGTAGTACCGAGAATAAAGCCTAGAGCAGGAGCATATACACCCTATGACAAAGAGGAAATATCATTACATATCAACAAGATCCTGGACGAAGCTAATCTACCTAAAGAGCTTACGGCTATGGATTTACGTAGGACAGCGGTCACAGAAATGATGGAAGGTGGTGTCGATCTAGCAGGTATCATGCAGGTAACAGGTCACCAGAACACATCATCAGTCAAGCCGTACATGGTTAACACATTCAGTGGTGCAAGCAAGGCACTAGCAGCCAGAGGAGAAAAGCATGGTGTACGTGAGGAAGACTAGCATCAGACAGTTTGTTACTGACCTTGGACTCAAAGAGGGTGACCGTCATAGAGGTGACTGTCCTGAGTGTAGAGGTAGGAACACATTCACAGCTACAAATGTATTAGGTGATATAAAGTATAACTGTTTCAAGCTAGGCTGTACTGTTGGCGGTATTCATGGTACAGACATGACAGCAGCAGAGATACACAGAAGATTAGAAGAACAACAATTACAACGTGCGTATACAAACATAAAGAAAGAGAAGGACACTATGGAGATACCTGAGTATGTGGTGACACCGAAAGCATCACACACCAAGTACCAACGCTATATCAAACGATGGGGTATAGCGATAGGTCATACTATGTATGATGTGAAGGATGAACGTGTTGTCTTTCCTATCAAGCAAGATGGTAGAATTATTGATGCGGTGGGTAGGGCAGTAGGTAAGAAGCAGCAACCCAAGTGGTATCGCTACACAGGGGAAGCTGATTACTATACGATAGGTGAGGCCAAGACTTTGCTGATTGTTGAAGATGTAGTCTCTGCTATTGTTGCATTCCAAGAGATACCATACGTCACAGCTATGGCTATCCTGGGCACAAGCTTGAGTCCTAAACACATGGAAAAGATAGGAGAGTATGACAAGGTAATCATAGCCCTTGATCCTGATGCGATAGGTAAAACAGTAGAGTATCGAAGAGAGATAGAGTTGTGGACAGGTAACAAAACTGTTGCAATGAATTTAATTGATGATATAAAGTATCGTGAGTATGAAGATATGGATAAGTTAAAGGAGTTGGTAAATGAAGTTAGCAGTAACCATTGATGTAGATGGAGACATCATGTATGTACCAGAGGGTGCAGTGTTCGAGAACTTTCCTAAGCCTAAGTTGTTTGACAACATAGAAGATGCAGAGGAGGAACGTGCTAAGTGGAACACAGGTGTCATAGTGAATTATGAGACAGGTGAATCTGTCGATAAGATAAGATCATTCACTGATGCAGAGAGAGCGAGAGCAGAGGAAAGAGCGAGGATAAACCGAGATGATGGAACTAGCACTACTAAAGACACTACTCAATAAAGAGTTTTACAATAAACACAAAGGATTAAAATGTCCTGATAAAATCTTTAGCAAAGATGTGCGTAAGATAAAGCAAGCACTCGATACAGCTATGGAAACATATGACAGTGACTTATCTGTAGCTGACTTACAAGCTGTATTCAACCGAATCAACTCAAGCATGACCACTGCTACAAGTACAGCATATGAGGATTTATTTAAGCGAATAGATATAGCTGAACCTATTAAACAGGAAATAGCAAACGACACATTGTCACAGTTGTTTCAACAGTATGTAGGAGATCGTGTAGCCAACCTGGGTTTTGATTTTGTTAACGGTTCAGAAAATAGTCTTGAACCCTTACGTAAACTTTTAGAGGAATACAAAGATGACTTTACTCCAAATACACGTATCGAGTGGGATGATCACAGTTTTGATACTGTGCTTGCTTTATCTCAGCAAGAAACCAAATGGAAGATTAACATCCCTCCCTTGGCTGATAGGGTGGAAGGAATCAGTGGTGGTCATTTCATTGTGGTTGGTGCTAGACCTAATACTGGTAAGACTTCTTTTCACGCCTCACTTATAGCAGCAGAGGGTGGCTTTGCAGAGCAAGGTGCTAAGTGTATACTACTTACTAATGAAGAAGCATACAATCGTGTAGTCTTACGTTATATAGGTGCGTCTTCTAAGATGTGTATTAAAGAAGAACTACCAAATAATATAGCACTGGCTAGGTCTAGGTATAAACCTGTAGCTGATAAGATAAACATCAAAGATTCTACTGGTAAGGATATGTCTTGGGTTGAGTCAGTTGTTAAGCAGGAAAGACCTGACATTGTTATACTAGACATGGGCGATAAGTTTGCTCCACCAAATTCTAATGACCGTCCAGATATAACTCTTAGGATTGCTGCTATACATGCACGTAACATTGCAAAGGAATATAATTGTGCTGTGTTTTGGATGTCTCAATTATCTGCCGAAGCACAAGATAAGACTACACCTAACATGTCGATGCTTGAAGGAAGTAAGACAGGTAAAGCTGCTGAAGCTGACTTAATGATACTAATTGGAATGGCGGCTGAAGTAGAAGGAGAGGAGAATAATGGCATACGATATATTAACGTAGCAAAGAATAAACTTACAGGATGGCATGGTAGGATAAATGCTATGCTCGATGTAAAACGTGGTATATATACACGATGAGATTAGTGCTAGACGTAGAGAATACTATCACCAAGCGTGATGGCAAGGTACACCTTGATCCGTTTGAGCCTGACAATACTTTGGTACAGGTAGGTATTTGTAATGCTGACAAGCCAAATCAATTAAAGATATTTAATCTAGATCACAATGAATGCAAGGATGAAACAGGCTCAAGAAGAGAACAGATACAGAAATGTTTGGATAGTACTAAGCTACTAATTATGCACAATGCACAGCACGATTTGATGTGGTTGTGGCAGTGCGGCTTCAAGTATGACGGTGACATCTATGACACAATGCTTGCTGAGTATATACTTGATCGTGGACAGAGAAACCCACTAAGCTTACAGGCTTGTGCAGAACGTAGACAACTAGAGGTACAGAAAGATGATACACTCAAGAGATACTTCAAGGAAGGTAAGAACACAAACGAGATACCGTTGGCTGAACTATGTCATTATCTCAAGCATGACTTGCTTACTACTAGTGAGTTGT